GATAGAATTATGTTAAGTTTTAATGCTGAAATACAAAGGAAAATGAATGGCAAAGATAATTGAACCAGCAGAACTTCTAGGACACATTGACACATCAGATGGACGAAGAATTCCGCACTATAAATGTAAAAGTGAAACTACCCTTACCAATACAGTGACGGGGGAAGAATATGATTCAGAAGATGCGATGAAATCCGACGTTGATAATCCTTCCACATCAACAAAAGAGGAACATATCAGAAGGGATGTCAGAATTTTTGCGCCATCGCTGGCGGATATGTTAGGTGTTACACCTGAGTAAAGTATTTATAGAAGAAAATTTTTTTCCTTTAGATATATATAATAAAATTGTTCAACAGCTATATTCTGTTGAATATAATCCTCCGGATAAAAATAAAACAGAAGAGCACAAGGGAAGTTATTGGCATAAACATAAATTACCAAATGGCTGTGATGTTCAAAAACAAATGGTAAAACTAATACAAGAAAAATTTAATTTTATTATTTCAGAATTTATAGAGTCTTCATACACAATGGTAGGGGCAAGTGATAGACCACGACCGCATACTGATTTAGAGATCGGAGCAACTCATCAATGTTTAATTTATATGGCTGGTGAAGAACAAATAAATAGCGGAACGGGTTTTTATCATGAAAAAAAAACAGGTGAAGAACAAGAGTTAAGTATTCATGTTGGTTTTAAATGTAATAGAGCTATTTTTTTTACATCTAATGTTTTCCATTGCCCCTTACAATGGGCGGGTAATGGTTCATTTAGATATTCAATATCTAATTTTTTTAATTAAGCACTACAAGCTTCACATTCCGTCTCAGCTTCGTTTCCAGTTACAGGAAAACTAATATCCTTATTTTCAGAAGAATTCTCACACCCACATCCATTCTTGTGATCTTTTAATTCTTTCTCTAATCTTAAATTATCTCTTTCAACCGCCATTAGTCGTTCATGATACCGTCCTGTTTTATCGGCAAGGACAGCGATAGCCTTCAAAATTTCTTGATTTTCCATAATATTCTCCTGATTTATAATTTTTGGGTGAGAACCAATTTAAACACATCATTGATTTAAATCAAGATGATAATTTTAAATTATGATAATAGTTCTCTTGACAAATAAAATATGATATGAAAAAGGCAGAAAATAGAGAGAAATTAAAGAAGGAAAAGAAATTAGGAAATTAGAGGATATTTTAAAATGACCACTATAGGCATAAATCTGTCCCACCACGCATCAATCTGCATAAAGGATAAAGATAAACTTGAATATTATGAAGAAGATAGATTCAATAAAATAAAAAATTGGGGACCTCTTGAGAATATATTATCTGAGAATTTTAATTTTAAGTCCTTTTCAAAAATAAAAGATTTTAATTCTAATTTTATATTTTGTGGTTTTGATTTTCTTAATGAAGATCTGGATCATGAGATACTTCATCGTTATAAAAAAAGTGAAGAACATCCAATAGTAAAATATTTTGTTGATAAATATAAGATTAAAAACTGGCTTTTTAATGTAAGCGAGCATCATCTTTATCATGTATGTAGTGGATTCTATTTTTCCAAATTTGAAGATGCACTTGTAATTGTGAGTGATGGAGCGGGTGGAAGATTAGAAAGAAAGGGATCATATGGATTGGCGGATAAGCTGTATGAAGAAGCCGATAGTATATATTATATTACCCCTATTTTTATTGAAACATTATACAAGCACTATAGTGCGTTTAGAAATTTAATAATACGTCCGAACAGAGAAGTTTTTAAAGACTTAGTAAAAAACCTAAATTATAAAGAAAAATCTGCGGGTTCAGTTTTATCCGCCTATTACGAATGGGATGACGTAGAATATAAATTTAGTGTAATGCCTAGCCCAGGAACTTTATACGCGGGCTTATGTGTAATGTTAGGACACTCTAACGGATTGAGTGCGGGCAAGGTGATGGGCTTATCTTCATATGGGAAAGAAGAGGGGGAGAGAGATGAAGATTTAGCCAAACAAGTTCAAATAGCTACAGAAGAATATATGATGAAACTGATAGAAAAATCTTTATCCAAGAAAAATTGTAAAAATATTATTTTATCAGGGGGATATGCTTTAAATTGTGTTAATAATTATAAATATACACAAGAATTTAAAGATATTAATTTTTTTATTGATCCTGCTCCTCATGATGGAGGAACAGCCATAGGAGCGGCCGTATGGTTTGATCATTATAGGAATACTACATCATGATTATTACAACCTTAAATGAAGCCGTGGACATACTTATTAGACAAGAAATACTTGCTTTATTTCAGGGAGATTCGGAATGGGGTCCTCGAGCTTTAGGAAATAGATCCTTATTATTTGATCCTAGAAATAAAAATGGAAAAGACATAGTTAATAGAATTAAAAAAAGAGAATGGTACAGACCTTTCGCTGGGTCTATATTATTAGAATATGCACATGAATGGTTTGAAATGGGAACTATTAAAGAATCTCCTTACATGTGCTTTGCTATTCCTGTAAAAGAAGATAAGAAAAAAATAATACCCTCTATCACACATGTGGATGGAACTTGCCGGATACAAACAGTGACAAAAAAACAAAACAAAAAATTTTATGATCTAATTAATGCTTTTTATCAAAAAACAAACGTCCCAATACTCTTTAATACTTCCTTTAATTTATCAGGGGAACCTTTAGTAGAAACCAAAGAAGATGCGCTAGATACGATGAAAAGATCAAACATAAATTATTTATATACACCCAGGTAAAAATGAAATCACAAAGTACATTACACGGTAGAATTATAAAAAAATATAAGATTCCCAAAGTTGAAATTGATGATATAAATTATAAATACGAAAAGGTTAAAAAAAATTTAAGTTCTTATGGGCGTCGTTTAGCAGGAAGAATAGATTCTGAATTAGAATTTACAAATATTTTAGAATCAACAACTGCTTTTTCTACTATGACTGATTGTATGAGTGATTACCTAAAAACATTGGAATCTTTTTCAGTATTATGTAAAGGTCCTCATCACATGAAGATACTAAGCTGTTGGATAAACGATATGGTAGAAGGAGAATATAATCCTCCTCATACTCATCATAATCTAAGAGGATGGTCTACTGTTTTATTTTTAAAAATTCCTCCATTGACACCTATAAAAAAAACATGGCCACATAAAATTAAAGATGGGCAATTAGGTTTTATAAATGTGGATGGAATAAGTACCAATTGGTTTACCCCAAAAGTAGGAGACTTTTATATATTTGAAGCAAAACATCAACACTCCGTGATGCCTTTTAAAACTAGAAATAAAAACGACATCAGAAGATCAATGTCATTTAATTTTATAACATTTGCCGAGGAAGAGCGTTGGAAAATAATTGAGGGTGTAGATGGAGGTAATATAGTGCATGCTAAATAAAAAAATTATTTTTTGTGCCATTAACAAAGATCTAGCAGATGTTTGGCCTCACCCGCAACCTGCTAAATTATTTGTTCCTCCAGAATATAAAAATCTTGAAAGATTTGAGAGTGGTAATATGCATAAACCTTCAATAAAAACATGTATTCCTTTTTTAGATTCTATGACAGCAGGATATATAATACCATTTGACCAAGACTATCTAGTTGATCCTGTGGAAAATGATTTTTCTGTTACTCCTGCTAATAAAGAAAAACATGACTTTGGCTTTCATAATAAAACCCAATTACCTAAAGAATGGCATAAGATTACAGGAGAAAATGCAGGAAAATTTCATAATAAGTGGCTTATTAAGACACCCCCTGGGTATAGTTGCTTATTTATCCACCCCATGAATAGATATGGAGAAGAGCGTTGGAAAATAATTGAAGGCATAGTGGATACCGACACATATATAAATGTAATTAATTTTCCCTTCATTCTAAAAAAAAGGGATAATCAATTTTTGATAAAGAAGGGAGAACCTATGGTGCAAATAATTCCATTTAAAAGAGAGTCTTGGAAATCATGGTCTGGATTTTATCTAGAAAAAGCACACAGCAAAACCGTTAATTTACTAAATAGTGAATGGATAAATCGATATAAAAACATGTTTTGGAAAAAGAAAAATTGGAAATGACTAATTTATTAGACATTAAAAGCTATATAAAATGCTATGAAAACATAATTGACACTAATTTATGTAAAAATATTATTTCTCATAAGGGAAAAAAATTTAACGAAGCCCCAATAGGAGATAATCATATTAATAAAAGTTTTAGAAATTGTCTTGTAAAAAATTTAGATGATAAATTTAATGATGCTGTTTTTAAAGTTGTGGGTAATATTTTGTCTAAGTACAGAGATGGAGTAAAATATTTTAGTACAGGATTAAGTACTGAAGATACTGGTTATCAGCATTTATTATATTTAGGATCAGAAAAAGGAGAATACAAAACCCACGTCGATCATTTTGATTTACAACCTCGAATTTTAAGTTGTTCAATAATATTGAATGATGACTATGAGGGGGGAGATTTTTCTTTTTTTGAAGGACAGTATGTGGTTAAAAAACAGGCTGGAAGTGCAATTGTATTTCCTAGTAATTTTTGTTACCCCCATGCTGTGACTCCAGTATCAAAGGGAGATAGGCACGCAATAATTACATGGATCCATTAAAAATAAAAGGATATAAATATATTAAGGATATAATATCTTTAGATTTAGTAGAATATTTATCATCTTGGAGTTTAAAAAATTTTAAAATAGAAGGAGATCCACAAGCTCCGATGTCTTTTTCAATGCATTCAAAAGACTCTCCAATATACAATCATTTACTTTATCATTTACAGGCAAGAATGGAGAAAGAAACTCATTTAAAACTAAAGCCTATTTATTGCTATAATAGAATATATATGGGTGGCTCAGATTTAAAACGCCATACAGACAGAAAACAATGTGAAATAAGCGCCTCTATAACTTTAAAATATTTTTATCACAATAAAAATTATAAGTGGCCTCTTTGTATGGGGGATCTTCCCATAGTTATTGAATCAGGAGACGGTGTAATTTATAAAGGATGTGATGTAGAACATTGGCGACCACTTTTTACACAACCAAAAGAATGTTGGCATCATCAACTTTTTATACATTATGTTGATTTAAACGGTCCGTATTCTAAATTAAAAAAAGAAGAATATTAAGAATAATGAGGGTCGTAATCTCTCCAAGTTTTATCCCATACAAAAGTATCGAGAGTCCCTCCTCCATCTATATGAGCAGCAGAAGCTGTTGATTGAGCTTCACTTTCGTCGAGGATAGCTGTGTCAATTTGTTGTTTTCTAGTTGTTCCCCAGTCCAATAAATCTTGAATCGTAGTATCTCCTACGGCATCACTTGTTGAATTCAAAGCAGTATTTCCTGTCATTATGTGAGTAGATGCATCTTTATATTGTATTTCATTTACACCAGAACTTCTCCAAACAACATAATGGATAGTATCTGGTAACACTGACATTGAATTACCTTTATCAGCCCATAATATTATAAAGTCATCGATGCTTATGGAATCTTTATTTGAAATTACTATTTGTGTCGCCATTAACTCTCCTAGTGTTTTATAATATAGTTAACCACCACGTAAGGTGAAAATGTGTTTGTGCCAGAGGCAGTAACCGCCCCTGTTAGGGAAGTCGTTACCGTTCCTGTTAAAGTACCCGACAGTGTATGAGCATGATTATGCCCCGTCCCCGATCCTGCATTTTCTTGTGTTGCTCGAGGAGTTCGCAGGGAATTTGGACCACCAAATTCATAGGGATACTTCCAAGAAACTTCTGATCCTGGGAAACTACCACCATATTGTGAATCGTGGGTGTGGCTCGCTAATTGAGCTGTTGTTAAGGATGTATTGGAAATAGTTCCAGTTAGACTAACTGCTTGGTTATTGGTATTGGTTGCCCCTTGGTTATTTGTCACGGACACCGTTACAGTATTCGCTCCACCCGTTGCAGCTAAATTATAGGTATTTCCATCATAACCTTGAGGAGTCTTGCCTTGAAGATTGGGAACATTAAAAGTTGTTGATCCGTTTCCTGTGCCGTAAGTTGTAGAAATAACAGCAAAAAGATCAGCATATGTAGTTCGTGAAATAGCACTACCATCACACAACACATAACCAACAGGAGCTGTTGCTTTACCCCAAGGCTTAATTGCCCCTACTTCACTTCTATTTGTAAAATCTTGTAAGTTACTCATTAGTCGTTATATTTCAACCTCCACCCATATGTTGAGTTACTATATACCAAAGAAATAGCTGCACTGTCAGTAGAAATTGTCATATCTGCTTCAGCTCCTTGAATCTTTTCAGAATTTCTTGCTATAGTGATGTTGTTTCCAGATGCATTTCCTAGATCAATAATCTTACATTGATCCCCAATAGTTGGAGACGCTGGTAAAGTATATCCCATAGTTCCCGCATGTGTGTTAGCAAAAGCGTTTTGTCCTGCTGTTAAAGTAGTACCATCCGCTACTATAGTCCATGTTTCATCAAGACCAGCTAGAGATAAGATATCATACCAATCAGTTCCATCGGTTGAAACAAGACGGTACTTTCCGTTTGTAATAGTAAGTTCGTTTCCTCCAGCTCCTAGTCTTGCTGAAATGTCGGCCCCACCACTAATATTATTATAAATTCCATAAGTTTTTTGTGTTGCTGGAAATTGAACAGTATGAGTCGTGGAAACGGTTCCTGTGAAAATTAATTGATTTTGTCTTGCCTGGTTATTAGCCGCGGTATCTGGTCCATCGGCATTTGTCAGAGTGGTAGATGTCCCTGTTGTAATGGCGGGAACATCGTAAACGCCTGCAATCGCGAACTCAAAAACCTGAGAAAAGTTATTATTGGTAATGGTTCCCCATGTACCTGAATTTTCCCCTGTTACTTGTAGTTCTGTTCTAAGACCCGTTGAATACGTTACCATTTAATCTCCTAATACCCTTTTTTTAATGATTTTATGCAGCCTTGTCAACTTCTACCCAAACGGCTGTTTGCGAGTCATCCACTTGTGACCAGAATGTACCTCGTAATGTTCCTGTACTACTTGTAGCAGAAACCCCAGTGAGTGTAAAGTCAACATTTATGACAATATTCAAAGTTCCTACCGAAGAAGTAGCCTCGACGCTTGGAGCCTCATAACTGGTCTCTTGAGTTGCATCTCCCTGACTAAGCGTTAAAGAATTTCCTGTAACAAAAACAGAAGTTCCTACATCCCCTTCAGAAAGTGTTAAGCTATTTCCAGTCGCATAAACGACCCATTCGGCCGAGGCATCCACATCATTGACACTCGCCGTTAATTGATGCTCTGAGGCTGGTGAGATAGTAATATTACCATCCGCGGAAATAGCAAATGTACCTATGGATGAAGTAAGGCTCGTCCCTGTAACACTAATATTTTGATCCGTGGTGATAGTTTCTTCACCCTGGCTGATAGTTAAAGAATTCCCGCTAACAGCAAAAGAACCCCCCGATGCACCCCATTGCTGGTCGCCCCAGCCAATAGCTGCTCCAGTGGTAATATCCGTATCACGATTCCATCCTGTTCTAATTTCTACTGATTCAGTGGTATCTCCCAAAGATGAGGTTGCCCCCACGCCTGTGATAGCGAATATATGATCTGTATTGATGGTGTAATCGCCAACAGTAGACGTTAATTCTTCGCCTGTTGGAGTTGCATTCGCAATACCAACAGCCGTAGCTGTCCCTATGGAAAGAGTTGTGCCTAACCCAGTGACACTGATAATTTGATCAGTTACAACAGTAGGCGTTGCAGTGCTTGACGTGAGGCCATTACCTGTAGCGGCAACGGGTGCATATTCTCCCCATGCTCCACTGCCCCAAGTCTCTCGGCCCCATCCTTGAACAGAGGCCATGATTTATTCTCCTATGCGATCCTTAAAATTGCAGCAGTTGCTTCAGCAGCAGGAAATGTAATTGTAAATGTTCCAGCCGAAGAAGATTTAACTCCACCAAAATCTAAAACACAAACAGATGCATTGGTTGTTAAACCAGTGACAGTAGAACTATTATAAATCACAGCAGCTTGTGCAGAAATTGTTGCACTTGTGAATGAAAGATCTGGTGAAAAGTCACACACAGCGGTATCAGTTGATAACACTGGAGTCACTGATGTTAAGGCTCCACCACCTGCGGAATAAGTGCCTGATGCACCTACCTCATCGGGTGTATCATAGATAGTAGTTGATTTCGATAAAGTCGCTTCACTATCAAAAAGCGCTAATTTAAAAGTGTTCCCTGTCGTTGCTGTAAAATCATGCAATGCTTTCAGGATCTCCACTTTAAAACTGTTACAAACAGCCTGAGTAATAGCCATAATAACCTCCTATGGGTTCCTAGATTCGAGAGGGACACGAATGACACCGTCTCTATATTCATCTCTACGATCTCGCCCCATCTCATATGTAGCAAGATTCTGTACAGATTGATTATATTTTTGTTGATATAATTGTATCATATCTGTCGGACCTTTCAAGTATGCAAGTCCTTCTAATATGCAACCATATAATAGCACGTTGGGAGCATTTTGACTGATCCACGTGGATGTATTGGATGATGATAAGTTATCAGGCATCCGTAAGTATGCAAGTTCAACAGCTATGTTGGCACTTGGAGTTGGCGCAATATAATGCGTGTCTTGATCCCAATCAGCATAATACTTCGGAGTACCTGTTGCTGTTCTATCAGGCCAATACTCTGTCATAAATGAAATATCCTTCTGTAGCAAGGTTGTTCTTACATCCGAGACAACAATTTGAAGATATCGAGTAGCCCTCCAGTCCCCTGGAAGGGAAAGAAAAGCAATATCTTGGGTTAAATTAGCCGTGTCATATTTTCGGTAATAACTAAGATCCACTTCCTTAAACAGCTTATTTTCAACATTCACGATGAATGTATTAATAACAGCATCAGACAGCACATCACTGGATGTCTCTGTGTAATTTCTTACGTTTGATAATAAATCAGAATAATCGGTCATGTTGTGGTCACCGTAACCTTTCCTACAAAACTATGTAATAAAGTCGGTTTATTAGGTTGTTGAACACCTAATGGTTGCATGCTTCTGACGAATCCTGGATAAGACACCCCATTGGCATAGTAAAGGGTAACAGCTTCTTGCAATGTTTCAAAACTATTAGTGTTCGTGCCAATTCGTCCCACATAGACTGTGGAATTGGCAACTTGAGGCTTTGCATGTTGCAACGCTTCAAAATCAGTAGGATGATTCTTTGGATTGATCTGAGGGGCTTTTGGCTCAAATTCACTGTAATGAACCCATACTCCATTCCATTCTTGTACCATTTCAGTGTAAGGATATGCCATCCCGTCACGATCGGAAATCCTTTGAGCGAATTTACCTGTAGCGAATTTACCCATTAGTTAATCCATGTTTGTCGTGGAACCATGCTATAACTAGCTTTCTCCACGTCTTCGCTGGCCGCGCGCTGAAACTCCTCCTCATAGAGAGGTTTAAGTAAAGTAACACGATCGGGTTGATATTTTAATGCCATATAATAGGCGAGTCCTGCAATCATGCAGGGAATAAATCGAAATGGAATTTGTGCATTATTCGTATAGCTCCCGGCATCAAACATACGAATTAAGGCATAATAAACAAAAGTGTAATCCACGTCTGGTACGGGATACAAATAAACTGTTGGATTTATTGTTCGTTCAAAATAAAACTGTGTGGGACGTCCTGATGTTGATTTTACAGTATAGTTCCAATAAGTGCTTCTGCCAATTCTCGTCATCGCAAAATCATTATTATTACTGTCTCGCATCACACAGTTGGTGATATCAATGATGGTCTGGGTGTCCCCTCCCGTGAGCAAAGTCGCTCCTGACAAGGGATTAGTGAATCCTGCTGATGCAACAGCAATTTCTTGTTTTTGAATCGTCCATAGATTAAGGCCTCTGTTCGCCCAATCGGCAAACATAATATTAAGAGAACGGCGGGCGGTTTTTATTTCATAACCAGTACGATCCTGTAAACCGCACCGTTCAAAAGCTTCTTCTATAATATCATCAATTGCAAGATCAAAGCTGGCTGTAGAGGCATATGTTGGCATAAATTATTTCGCAATGCCCATTCCACGCTTCGCAATTCCGCCACCACGGCGTTTAATTGCTCCACCTTTCTTGTAGCCTCTGTTGAGTTCACCGATGACTCGTCTTTTCTCAGCTCTTCGATTAGGATTCATGTGCTCTGCATCAATTCTTCCTACTTCTTCCAGTAAATTCCTTCTTCCTAAGCCTCCTGCGTGACGTTTAACTACGCCACCATCAGCTTTGGCAATGCCTTTTCCTCTTTTAGCGACGCCTCCACCTCTTTTATTGATAACACCTTTGCCTTTACCGCTTCCAAATTTTCCGTAAGATTCATCAGCGCTTGCATGTAGTTGTTTTTTAGTACGAGGTTTTTTAACCCTCTCTGCAATAGACTCATCTTTACGAGCCTTATATCCTTGTGCCATATTAGCCTCCTTGGCGATTATATCTTTTTCAGGATCGTCGCTTATGCTTATTCTTCGGCTTCGATCTTGAAGATCTTCCTATACTAGTCCTTTTTTTAATGGGTGTAAAGTACGTTGAGCGCGTGAATATTTCAGCCATTAATTTATAATTTTCCTGATGTTAATCGCGTTTTCTTTTCCCTTGTTTTCTCCTATCTCGAATTCTATCTCTTCTCCTTCTTGGAGTGTAGAAATACCCGCTTTTTCCAAAGCCGATACATGCAAAAAGACATCCTTGCCTTCTTGTTCAATAAATCCATATCC